CTAATTCCTTGCGGGCCCATGCATTTAATGCTATATTACCCCAAGAATTAAAAATAGAAGTTAGATAGCTCCCACTGTTCATTAAACCATTCACAGCGAACTTAAAAGTAGTACCATCAGGAAAGATATAAGTAGTATCAATATAATTCTCAATAAGAGTATCAACTGCCTTACAGAAGTTGTTATACTCTGTTTCACTATATAAATTCTTATAGAATTTCTTACCTGCTATCTTAATAGCTGCACCGCAAACTCTCCACATCCATGCTCTATATTTAAAATCCCAAGAACTAATATCTGTTTCATATACATGTTCTCCTAAAGTTTGATTGTTCACATAATTGAAGAGTGTCTTAATCCCTTCATGAGTGTTAACATCCATACCAACTTTAGTAGCGTATTTCTCTGTGTGATTGTAAGTACCCGTAACAAATGGTCCCATAACAATCTTACATACTAACAGATCAGTTAAATCCAGAGACTTAATATCTCTAAACCTACCTTGAGTAATTTTGAGTCTAGGGTGTGGTTCGCGCTTAATAAACACTTTGGCCAATCCTTGTGCCCCCTTACCTACAACTCCATCGTATATGGCTTCAAGCCTAGCGTGTACATCTAGCATGAGTGCCATTACTGCTTCGCTGTTATTTAAAACAGCTCTATTCGTTGGGTAAGTCTGGTCTAAGGGGTAGCCTGGACTAGAAGTTGGTGTTATGTGTGTGTATTGAATAAACTCATTAAAATAACGAGAAAAAGCGTCTAAATCACTGACTATTTCCTTAGTTATCAATCTTGAGCCAACCACATCGTCTGTACGTATGTGATCATTACACAACATAGAGGCTAAAGCCTTCATCTGATCAGGAGTTGGCGCACTTACATCTTCGTCTTTAGGACGTTGTTGTAACTGATAAGTATATGCTTTAACCAAACCTCTAACACCTACTTCTGGAGGTCCAAACTGATCGACTAAAGTCCTTAACGATGGCGTCATGTCGCTAGGGTCCAATCTAGCTAATGTCGTTTCGGGCCTTTGTCGTATTGGTTCGTGACCTACTACTGTAATACCTGGAATTTCCTCTATCTCTGGGACTTTACTGCCTAGAGTTTCTCGTCTAAAACGCCTGCGTCTTTGACTGTAAAGCCTATCCTTAATATAATTAAAGTTATTTTCATAATCGTCCATGACATGATTATCACGGTTGATCATACCACCTGAGTCAATAGAAAAGTCGTCACTATCAACACTACGGTCGTCTAAAGCCCGTAGTCGATATATGGCTTCCTCTTTTCTATCTTCTGGATCATAACCTTGTAAATCAAGGTAGTCATCAAAAGTTCTAAAACTATCAACAAACTCAGTATCATCCCAATCAGAGTAATCGGAATCGCTTATTTCTTCTTAATGATCATTTGGTTCGCACTTGGCTTGTGCCTCTGCTATAGATCTAGG